ATTCGATTACATCACCGTACTCAACGGAGATCAGGGAATAGGGAAATCCACGCTGATTTCTAACCTCGCTATGGAGTGGTTTTCTGACAGTCTTGCCATATCGGATATGAACGACAAAACCGCGGCGGAGAAACTCCAGGGGTTCTGGATCCACGAGATCGGTGAGATGGCGGGGATGAAGAAAGCAGACCTGGAGAAGGTGAAGGCTTTTGTTTCCCGTCAGGATGATAAGTATCGCGCATCCTTTGGCCGGCGCGTGACCCCGCACCCGAGACAGTGTATCTTCTTTGGCACTACAAATTCCGAGAACGGGTATCTGAGGGACATCACCGGTAACCGGCGCTTCTGGAATGTGAAAGTATCGGGGCGGGGTAAGCACAAACCATGGGATCTTACGCAGGAGATTGTTGATCAGGTATGGGCAGAGGTTCACTTGATCGCAGAGGCCGGAGAGAAGCTTTTTTTGGATCACGAGCTGGAAGAGTACGCGAAGGAGGAGCAGGCGCAAGCTATGGAGCGTGACGACCGCGAAGGTCTTGTCATGCGTTACCTTGATCTGCTGCTTCCCGATAACTGGGATGCTATGGATCTGTATCAGCGCAGAGATTACATCCAGGATCCGGAAGGACCGCTGTCTGTCCAGGGCACAGTGCGAAGGAATACCGTGACGAACATGGAGATCTGGTGTGAGTGTTTCGGGAAGTCAAAAGAGGACCTCAAGCCGTCCGACAGCTATGCGATCGGCGCGATCATGGCGAGAGCCAAGGGATGGGAGAGAACTTCGAAGATGATGAGTCTGCCCATCTATGGAAGGCAGCGCTATTACCGGAGAAAAGAGGAACAACTCATTTGAACAAGCAGTAAAACCTGATCAACTGTGCGCTACTTGTTCAGGCTTGAAAGGGCTATTATAAAGGCTTTTTCCGAGCATGGCGCAACAACTGATCAACTTTTTCTATATAGTACAAAATAATAATTATTTTTATAAAAATAGGGAATTCGTAGCACGCGCGAATACGCGTATATGCGCGTATAGGAGTTTTCTGTGCATGTTGTTCCAATTAAAAAATGGAGGATACAAAAAAATGATTAGAGATGGAAGGCCTTATTCCAATGAAAATGGATTTGAGGATGGGGAGCTTATTTCCGAACGTAGATATGATGAGATCCGTCTGGTAGATGAATGGATTCGAAAGAATATCAGAAGAAACCGCCGCATACTCACTGGAAGGACAAGCTATAGACTGAAGCACATCTTGCAGAATGATACAGGGATCTATCTTACCAATAATGCTTTCAAAGATGCCATGCTTCTGGCGGGGTACGCACCAGTAGATCCGGATGAATTGAACTGGAGATACCGCATCATCTTGGTGAAAGAAGAGAACTATAACACCAGCCCCTTCTTTAAATGGGTGAAGGAAAACTACGAAAGAGAGTGTTCTCCGGAAGGTGATTTTGCAGAGGATATGATCTACGACAAAGACTTCCCGGGGCTGGCAGAGCACGACGTCATCAGATACTATCTCGATGATATTGGCGCATGCAATGATGCGATCAGTGTTTTCGAAGAGCTGTGGAAAGAATATGAGAGAGCGAGAAGTTGAAAAAAAGCTCGTGCAGTCAGTAAAGAGAATGGGAGGGATCTGCCCTAAGTGGGTCTCTCCCGGACTCGATGGGGTGCCGGATCGGATCGTGTTATTACCGGGCGGGAGGATCGGGTTCGTGGAACTGAAAGCGCCTGGAAAGAAGATGCGACCTCTGCAGAAAAAGAGAAATGGGAAGCTGGAGGCGCTTGGGTTTTTGGTGTTTTGCATTGACCGCACTGAGCAGATAGAGGAGGTACTTCGTGAAATACAACGCTCATGAATATCAAAAGTATGCAACGGATTTTATACTGGCCCATCCGGCATGCTGCCTGATGCTGGATATGGGCCTCGGGAAGACAGTGATCACGCTTTCCGCATTGTGGGATCTGCTTCTTGATGAGTTCGCGGTCGGAAGGGTGCTGATCATAGCGCCAAAGCGTGTAGCAGCCACCACTTGGCCACAGGAAATTGAAAAGTGGGAGCACCTGACAGGGATCACGTATTCGGTTGTTATGGGAACGGAGAAGGAAAGAAGGGCAGCGCTCATAAAGCCGGCCTTTATATACATCATCAACAGAGAGAACGTGGCATGGCTTGTAGAGATTGGCTACTTCCGCTTTGACATGGTGATCGTGGACGAGCTTTCGAGTTTTAAGTCCTATCAGAGTAAACGCTTTAAGGCACTGAGGAAGGTACGCGGGTCTGTAAAAAGGATCGTCGGGCTCACCGGCACGCCCGGAAATCTCATGGACCTCTGGGCAGAAATTGGCCTCATCGATAAAGGGGAGCGGTTGGGACGATTTATTACAAGGTACAGGGAAGCATACTTCGTGCCTGATAAGAGGAACCAGATGGTGATCTTCTCCTACAGGCCGAAAGAAGGAGCAGAAGAAGAGATCTACGATAGGATCAGTGATATCTGCATATCTATGAAAGCCAGGGACTATTTGCAAATGCCGGATCTTATCGTGTCAGACGTGGAAGTAGCGATGAGTGAAGCGGAGAAGAAAAAGTACGATCAGCTAAAGAGTGATCTGGTTCTCCCGATGGACGACGGAGATATCGATGCGGCTTCTGCGGTGGGGCTTTCGAATAAGCTGCTTCAGATGGCAAACGGTGCATGCTATGACGAGAATGGAAAGGTCAAAAAGATTCATGATCGAAAGCTCGATGCGCTGGAGGATCTGATCGAAGCGGCAAATGAAAAGCCGATCCTCATTGCCTACTGGTTTAAGCATGACAGAGATCGTCTGATAGAGCGTTTCGGCGCTGTGCCTATCGACACGGCAGAAGATATTGAAAAATGGAACAGAGGGCAGATCCCGGTGGCGATCATCCACCCGGCTTCCGCCGGCCATGGACTGAATCTTCAGTCCGGCGGAAATCATCTTGTTTGGTTCGGGCTCACCTGGTCTCTGGAGCTATACCAGCAGTGCTGCGCAAGGCTCTACAGGCAGGGGCAGGAGCACACGGTCACGATTCAGCATATCATCACAAAGGGGACCATTGACGAGGACGTGATCCGATCCCTCATGGCCAAGAACTGTACGCAGGAAGCGATCATGGCTGCAGTTCGGGCCAGGATAGGAGGAAGTGTTGAGAGCAGAGACGATGTTTATAGAATATAAGAATATGAAAAGGGAAATGGAATCACTTAGGAGCCAGCTGGAAAATGCAGCCGGAATCTCTGTCGACGACATGATAAGGAGTATGACCTTCAGCGGCGATCCCGACGGTGACCGTGTGCAGACCAGCAACATCTCCGATGTGACAAGCCGCATTGCATTCGACTACAGAAAACGCATGTGGCAGGAAAACGAAGCTTATTTTAAATTCCTTTTCGAACGGTATTCAGCTCTGAAAAAAGAATTGGATTTCTTTATCAGCGGGATTCGATCTCTGGGAGGAAAAAGATCCGAGGTGCTGCTTGCCCTGGTGGTGGAGGGACTCACGTGGGATGAGGTATTGGACCGGTTCGAGGTGTGTAGGAGCACGGTTGCCAACTACAGGAAGTCTGCGATAAAGGATCTGGATGAACTGTATGAGAAAAGACAGGCTATGGAGATCGCATTCTTGCTGTCATGAAAAAGTAGGGGCGGGGTAAAGTTTTGCCAAAAGGGTGTACTAAACTTGGACTGAATTTGGACTGGAGTTGGACTGACTTTATACTCTGAAATGTGATATTCTTAGAATGCGAAAATGAACAAGGGCCACTGGAGCTAATTCCGGAGGCCCTTTTTTTATGCCGGGAGGTGGTTTCATGACGGATGATCAGGCTTTACAGATCCGGAATCTCCGTGTGGGCGGCATGGGATACCGCGCGATCGCATCTGCCGTGGACCTGTCAAGGGATCAAGTTCGCAACTACTGCAGAGCTAACGGCATTGGCGGGATCCTGGCGGACAGCGAGAAGAAGCTGGCAGAACGTATGCGGGACGGACGGGCCTGCGCCTTCTGCGGCGCTGAGCTCATAAGGCCGAAGACAGGAAGACCGAAACGCTTCTGCAGCGAGCACTGCAGGAGGAGCTATTGGCGGATGCACCGGGCAGACCTTCAGAAAAAGGAGTCGTCTGTCTATATCATGGAGTGCGCGTACTGCCATGAGATCTTTGAGTCCTACGGGAACAAGACGAGGAAATATTGCTGTCACGAGCACTACATTCTGGATCGCTTCGGAAAAACAAAAGATTGAGTTGACTATTAGGCCGCACAGAGTGATGTATGTAATACAAAAAAAGAAAGGAGTACATACCATGAAGATTGCGAGCTTAAATAGTGACAGGAAACAGGTAGTAAAGGCGCTGGAAGAGATCACAGGAGAAAAGGCGAATTACCTCGGAGCACCAAGTTTCGGATATGCCGTCGGGTCCTACACGGTGGACAGGACCGGCGCCATCAGCGCAGAGGAGATGGATCCGAACGTGACGGCAGCCCTCGTAGCGAAGGGCATCATAGAAGATCAGGAAGCGGACGCATCGGCTACAACCATCGCCCTTCCGATGGAGGGATACGACGGCAGAAGCCTTAAGAACCTGGTGTTCCTTATAAGCTCCAAAGGAGCACTGATCGGAAAGGCGATCGGGAAGCCCGGGCTTTATAAAGTGTCCGAGAAGCTGATCGCGGACCTGGAAGAGAGACATGCGCTCACTACGGAAGAATTCCTGCAGGTCCTGGATGACGCTGGGGAAGGTTCACTCGAAGGACTCTCCTTTGAAGACGGGAAGATCTGCTTCCGCTTTCCCGGCACGACCGAGCCGGACAAGCTGCAGGCTTTCATGCAGCTGACGGAGCTCATGGGAAAGACGGCGCGGGAACAGGTGAGGGTGAGCCATGTAAAGTGCAAAGAGACGAACGAGAAGTACACTTTTCGCGTCTGGCTTATGAGACTTGGCATGAAGGGCGATGAGTACAAGACAGCGAGGAAGATCCTGCTCCAGAACCTTAAAGGGCACACCGCATTCCGGACCAAGGACCAGGCGGATGTGGCAAAGGAAAAGAACCGGGTTAAGCGGGAAGCTGCCAGAGAGATGGCATTTGTGGAACTGTAAAAAGAGACACAAGAAATAATATGATTATTTGTAAAACGTAACGAGCCTCGAAAGGAGTAATCCTTCCGGGGCTTTTGTTATGGAGTAGAGGAGGCAATCATGCCGCGCAAACCAAAGAAACCTTGTGCGTACCCTGGGTGCCCGCATCTGACGGACGGTCGGTACTGTGAGGAACACCAGAAGGAGATGAACGCACGTTATGAAAAGTATGGCCGCGATCGTAAGACCACGAAGCGCCGCTATGGAAAGAACTGGAAGATCATCCGTGACGCTTACGTCAAGCGCCATCCCTTCTGTGAGCTGTGCTTCCAGAAAGGACGCCTCGTTACGGTGGAGGAAGTCCACCACATTGTTCCGCTCTCCGAGGGCGGAACAAATGATTACAGCAACCTGATCTCCCTTTGCAAGAGCTGCCACAGCAGGATCCATGCAAAGAGAGGAGACCGATGGCACGGCGGAGGAGAATACGGATACGGAAACAGAGATCGGAAGTGACCCCAGGGGCGGGTCACTTCTCTACGCTAAAGTCCCCGGGGAACGGCGTCGGGGTCGCACGCGCAAAAATCGCGAAAACAAACAGGGAATTGCCCCGAGGTATCAGAGAGGTAGCAAATGGCAAAGGACGGAACGGCCAGAGGAGGCCAGCGAGTGGGCCAAGGCAGAAGATCAAAAGCACTCGCAGAAAAGCTGGCTGCGGGGAATCCGGGCCACAGGCCGATGTTGGTCATGGATCTTCCGGAGGGGACGCAGCTGGACGGAGAGGATATGCCGGAGCCCGGTGAATACTTAAAAGCTCGTCAGAGAAATGGAGGGGAGCTGGAGGCGGAGAAAATATACCGTGAGACATGGTACTGGCTTAAGGAGCGCGGCTGCGAAAGACTTGTCAGCAAGCAGCTGCTCGAGCAGTATGCAATGAGTGTTTCTCGCTGGATCCAGTGTGAGGAGGCGATTTCCGAATACGGATTTCTTAGTAAGCACCCGACAACGGGAGCTGCCTGCGCATCACCATACGTGGCGATGAGCCAGCAGTTCATGAAGCAGGTCAACCAGATCTGGTATCAGATCTTCCAGATCGTAAAAGAAAATTGCTCAACGGAATTCTCCGGCAATACACCGCAGGATGATGTGATGGAGAGGCTCCTTAGGAGCAGAAAGGGGATGGCATGATAGAAAAAGTAAACCCGTCGCACCCAGATAAGGTCGCGGATCGGATTGCAGGTGCGATTGTAGACCTGGCTTATAGGGAGGAGAGAAATCCGAAGGTAGCCGTGGAAGTGTTGATCGGACATGGGATCTGTCACGTGATTACAGAAACATCTGTACATATCTCTGTGGAAGATATCGAAAAGGCGATACATAGGATTGCCGGCGATGGGATTGTTCTGAACTACCATGAAGTAAAACAGGACAGCCACCTTGCCAGAAACCAGGAAGGTAAGATCCGCTGTGGGGATAACGGGATCTTCAAAGGCGTGCCGCTTACAGAGGAGCAGAAGCTTCTGTCCAGGATCGCCAGAAGGATCTATGAGCAGTATCCCTATGACGGAAAGTACATTCTTTGCCCGCACCGGATGATCATTTGCCAGAGCTATGCAAAAAGTGTAGATCTACACAAAATGTATCCGATGGCGGATGTGAATCCGCTCGGTGAATGGACCGGCGGTACAGATGTAGATACCGGTGCCACGAACAGAAAGCTCGGAAGCGACATGGCGGACAGCGTGACCGGCGGTGGGCTTCATGGGAAGGATCTGTCGAAGGCGGATGTGTCTGTAAATATTTATGCTTTCCTTCAGGCACAGAGAACCGGGAAGCCGGTAGAGCTTTGCTGTGCGATCGGCGATGAGATGGTTGACGGAATTCCTTATTCGGAGATCGTGGAGGAAGCCAGAAAGTATATTGAGGCCCTTGGCGGATTTGAAAAGTTCGCTGAGTGGGGACTTTACTGAGGAGGATGGTATGGCTGCAAAGACAATTACACAGATGAAGATGGTATCGATCGAAAAACTGGTACCATATATCAATAACGCAAGAACCCACAGCCCGGAGCAGATCACAAAGCTCCGGGCTTCTCTACGGGAATTTGGATTCATCAATCCGGTGATCATTGATAAGGACTATGGAGTGATTGCCGGTCATGGCAGGCTCGAAGCAGCAAAGGCGGAAGGGTTCGATCAAGTCCCCTGCGTGCTGGCTGATCATCTTACCGAGGCACAGAAGAAAGCATATATCCTTGCAGACAATCGAATGGCGATGGATGCCGGCTGGGATGAAGAACTGCTGCGTATTGAGATTGAAGCATTGCAGGCGGAAGCATTTGATGTAGGGCTGACCGGATTTGATGAGGATGAGCTGGCGGATCTGTTTTCGGATGGCGCTGACGTAGAAGAAGACGAATTTAATGAGGATGAGGAGCTTGAAAAAGAGCCTTTTGTGGAACCAGGAGATGTGTGGCTTATTGGAAGACATAGATTGATGTGCGGCGATTCCACCAAGGCAGAAGATGTTGCTCGTCTTGTGGATGGGAAAAAGGCAAATATGTGCGTGACGGATCCGCCATATAACTGCGCCTACCAGGGTGGCACAGGGATGACGATCATGAACGACAAATGGACTGATGCGCAGAAGTTTTATCATTTTCTGCTTGATGCATTCAAGAATATTTATGACAACCTGGCTGACGGTGGTGCGTTTTATTGCTTTCACTCTGATGCTGAGAAGGTCAATTTCTTCAATGCAACGGTAGATGCCGGCTTCCACTATTCCACGACTTGCATCTGGGTAAAGAACTCTTTGGTATTGGGACGCATGGACTATCAGATGCGGCATGAACCGGTGATATACGCATTCAAGGATACGGCCAAGCACAAATTCTATGGGGACCGAAAGCAGACAACGGTCTGGGAGTTTGACAGGCCGACGAAGTCGAAGCTCCATCCTACCAGCAAAACGATTCCGCTCGTCGCTTATCCGATTCGCATGTCTTCACTGGAAAACAGTATAGTACTGGATTTGTTTGGTGGTTCAGGCTCCACGCTTATGGCGGCCGATCAGCAGAATAGAACAGCATTTCTGATGGAACTGGATCCTAGGTACGCCTCTGCCATCGTGCGAAGATATGTAGCTGCTAAGCAGGGAACAGATGATATTAAGGTGATCCGCGGAGGGAAAGAGCTGCCATGTGCAGAAGTCTATATCCCGACAGAGGAAGATCTCGCCTTTAAGGACGATAAGGTAAATCAGAAAGGCGCGCGATGAAAGTAATACCTCTTACACGCGGAAAATATACGATTGTTGATGATGAAGATTATGAGCGCTTGATGCAGCACAGCTGGGCATGGGTGCCCTCGACAAATTCCAAAAGCGGGATGGGTTATGCAGTCCGAAAAGGCAGTAAGAGGAGAGGAGAACCACGAACAGTTCAAATGCATCGGGAAATTCTCCATGCATCTGAAGGATCCATAATCGATCATCTGAATCGAAACGGCCTTGATAATCGAAAGGAAAATCTAAGGTATGCGAGTGTACAGAAGAATGCATTTAATAGATCCAAACCGGTTATGAAATGTACTTCTCGTTATAAAGGCGTTTTTCAAAGGAAAAACAAGAAGTATTGGACGGCTCGCATTAAGTTTAACGACAGGCATGTTGAGCTTGGATCCTACGAGGACGAGGAGAAGGCAGCGGCGGTGTACAACTTCGCATCTCGCATCTTTTTCGGCCGTTACCGGTGTGAGAACCAAGGCGTTGAGGAACTGACACTGTCTGAACAATGGCAGGTATTCGAAAAAGCCAAACGCTATATCTCAAAATATGGGTGGTATGTGGACACAGAGACATACCGCTCTTTTTTTATGGAGAAAGAAGCGGAGGATGCGGTTTGTGCATAGTGGCTATTCCCTCTTGCACATATTTGTCAGATGTGTGCGTTGCTAATTCTTCCGGGTAGAGTGATTAATACACTACCCGGAGGGAATGGGCTCCCGGGTCACACATAAGGAGGAAAACACCATGATGAACATTAAACTTGCAACTGACAACAGAAAAGCCGCAGCAGCAAGACTCGCCGAGATCACCGGAGCAGAGGCACGCTACACCAGGGTTCCCAGATGCGCCTACGAAGTTGGCGCCTACATCATTGAGAAGGATGGCACCATAACGACTTCCGAGGATGCCGACCTGCAGCCGCTGAAGATCCTGGCAACCGAAGGTTTGATCGAACCCTTCGAGATGCCCACGGAGGAACCCGCTGCAGAGGAAGAAGCAATTGGCCTTACGGTAGAGATCCCCTTCGACAAGGTGAACGTCGGAAACCTTACAAAGCTTCTCGATGCAAAAGGAGACCTGATCAAGAAGGCGCTTGGCACGGGCGACATCAGGATCGAAATGAAAGAGGACAGGGTAGCGTTCCCTTGGTTCACTGAGGTCGAACCGGATGCGGCGATGGCCTACACAAAATTCATCGCAGCCCTCTGCCGGATGAGCAAGGAAGCCAAGCGGGTGACAGCAACACAGAAAGAAGCTCCTAACGAGAAATACGCCTTCCGATGCTTTCTTCTCAGGCTCGGTTTCATCGGTACCGAGTACAAAAAGGATCGCAAGATCCTGCTTAAAAACCTCTCCGGATCTGCAGCCTTCAGGGACGGCAAGAAGAGTGGAGAAGAGGGATAAAATACACAGTTTCCGGCCCCCATCTTTGTGCAGGATACGCTCCGAATTAACTGGATATATGTGTGCTTTAGAGTGATTAATACACTACCGAAAAGAAGCACACACCTACCCAGGAAAGGAGCACATACCATGAAGGAAACAACCAGAAAGCAGATCGAGGCCATGAAAGCGCAGACCATCGGGGTCGAGATTGAAATGTACAACATCACGAGGCAGAACGCAGCGAAAGCGGCAGCCGACTTCTTTGGAAGCAGCAGGGTGGAGTACACGGCAGCCCGCAACAGGTACATGACCTGGAGCACTTGGGACAGCCAGGGAAGGGAATGGAAGTTCCAGAGGGACGCAAGCATCAAGGCCCGCACCGACGAAGAGAAATGCGAGATGGTGACGCCGATCCTTACCTACGACGACATCGAGACCCTGCAGGAGCTGGTGAGGACCCTCCGCCGCAAGGGAGCCAAGAGCGACCCGGCTCACATGTGCGGAGTCCACATCCACATCGGTGCAGCCGGCCATGACGCGAAGAGCCTGAGGAATCTCGCAAACCTGATGGCCAGCCACGAAGGGCTCCTGACCAGCGCGATCCGGATCGACCAGAGCAGGATCTGGCGCTACTGCAGAACGGTGAACAGGGACTTCCTTACGGAGCTCAACCGGAAAAAGCCCCAGACCATGCAGGACCTCGCAGACATCTGGTACACGGAGAACAACGCGACCTACGGACGCGACCAGCACTACAACGACAGCCGCTACCACATGCTCAACCTTCACGCGACCTTCACAAAGGGGACCATTGAGTTCCGCCTCTTCCAGTTCTCAAACCCGGAAGGGAACAAGAAGAACGGCCTTCACGCCGGAGAACTCAAAAGCTACATCCAGCTTTGCCTGGCTCTTTCCGCACAGGCGAAGGCGGCAAAGAGCGCCAGCCCGAAAGAGCCTCAGGTCGACAACCCGAAATTCGCGATGCGGACCTGGCTGATCAGGCTCGGATTTGTTGGAGAGGAATTCGAAACCGCAAGGGAGATCCTGACCAGGAACCTTGCCGGAGACGCAGCCTTCCGCCACGGACGCACAGCATAAACGAAGGAGCCAGCCTCCTGCAGCCTTACCCGCCACCGGCGGGCTTAAGGTGGTAGAAGGGTAGAGCCTTCGGAAAGGAGAAGAGCGATGGATAAGAAACAAGTAGAGAGGTTAAGAGAACAGTATCCCCAGGGAACCAGGGTGGAGCTGATCCGGATGGATGATCCGCAGGCGCCACCGGTAGGCACGAGGGGAACGGTGATCGGCGTTGACGATATCGGCACGATCCATGTGAAATGGGATACCGGCAGCAGCCTCGGGATCGCTTACGGT